GTGCTAATACTTTGTATCGTTTTCATAATGGTGCAAACCTAAATGCAAATGGAGAGGTTGTTTGGGCTGGTAACTCATATCTAAGATTTCCTATTGACTGTTCAGGTTTTGAATTTGGATCTACAGGTACTTTACCTAGACCAAAAATATCAATAAGTAATATCTTTGGAACGATTACAGCCATAATGCAGGATGTTAATGAAACCACCGTAGGAAATGATTTGAACGGAGCAACATTTACAAGAATTAGAACTCTTGCTCGATATTTAGATGCTGCAAATTTTACAGGAGGTACAAATCCTTTTGGCACACCAGATCCTACAGCAGAGTTCCCACAGGAGATTTATTTTTTGGATCGTAAAGTTACTGAGACAAGAGATATAGTTACATGGGAAGCTCAATCTGCCCTTGATTTAATAAATGTAAAACTACCACAAAGGATTGCTACTAAAGATATTTTCCCTGGTATTGGAGCATTTTTAGGATTTTAAAATGAGTTGGAAAGATATTGCATTAGAACACGCACAAAAAGATTCACCACAGGAAGCTTGTGGTTTATTGACTATCTATAAAGGCAGAGAAAAGTATTTTCCTTGTAAAAATATTGCTGAAGAACAGGGTGATTACTTTATTTTAGATCCTGATGATTGGATGAAAGCTGAAGATGAAGGTGAAGTTATAGCAGTAATACATAGTCATCCGAACCATCCACCATATCCCAGTGAAGCTGATCTAGCCAGTTGTGAGTATTTAGATTTACCTTTTTATATTGTCACTCCAGAAACAAAACAATGGCATTACTTCAAACCTTCTGGTTATAAGAAAGGATTAATTGGTAGAGAATGGGTTTGGGGAGTACAGGATTGCTGGAGCTTGATACATGATTGGTATGAAGAAAACAAGAATATTAAATTAAAACATTGGGATAGACCTAAAAGCCCAAAAGAATTTTCAAAAAATCCATTATTTGAATATGGTTTACCTTTAACTGGTTTTGCTGAACTGGAAGATACGGTAGATTTAGAAGAGGGTGATGTTCTTCTTATGGATACGACAAACACAGGTACATTAGATCATGTAGCTTTGTATTTAGGAAATCAAACTATTTTTCAACATTGTGTGAAAAGACTTAGCTGTAGAGAACTTTACGATCAAGACCATATAGACTGTACAAAGAAGAGGTATCGCTATGCTCAGTAAAATAAAAGTTTACGGTAGGTTAGCTCGATTCTTGGGAGAGCGTACCTTTGAAGCAGAAATATCATCACCAGTAGATGCTTTTAAATTCTTATTAGCAAACTTTCCTAATTTAGAATCTCATGTCTTACAACAGAACTATTGTGTGAAAGTAGGAGATTATGAGATTAATGAGACTGAACTAGATATTCCTACAGGAAGTCAGGAAATAAAAATCGTACCAGTAATTATGGGAGCGAAAAAAGGTTTTGGAAGATTCTTATTGGGAGCAGTTCTTATTGGTGCTGTTGTAGTTACTGGAGGTGCTGTTGGAGTGGGTTTCGGTGCTTCTGGAGGACTTGGTTTTGGATTATCAGCAGGAGCTTCAGCGACATTGGGAACATCTTTATTAGCAGCAGCAGGAAACTTAGGTATTTATTTAGCACTATCAGGTGTAGCTCAAATGATAACTCCTACAGAAGAGCTTGGTGCGGATTCTGACGATCCATCTAGTTTTACTTTTAATGGAGTACAAAATACGATAAGGGCTGGTGTTGCTATCCCTGTTGTATATGGTGAAATATTTACTGGATCGCTTGTTGTATCAGGCGGTATTGATACAGACGATTACTCAGGATAATTATGTTTAGAATACCTGAAATACATTCTGGAGCAGGACGAAAAGAGATTCAACTAAACCCTTTCAAGTGGTTTGGTGGTGGAGGTGGTACAGCAACAATAACTTTAGGTTCTTTACAAAGTAGGCAAGCCATCAATCTTATTGAAGTTATAAGTGAAGGAGAGATTGAAGGTTTTCCATCAGCGTCAGGATTAACAAAAGGAACTGATGCTTATTCTCAGGCAGCCTTAAAAGATATATTTTTAGATAAAACACCAATTATAAGGCCAAGTGCAGACCCTAATAACATACAAACTGCTGATTTTAATTTTCAAAGAATAAAATTTGAACCTCGATTTGGAACGTCTAACCAAACTCACATAAAGGCTATCACTGAAATTGAGAATGAAGTAGCTGTAGGAGTAAAGGTAACTAATGCACTACCAGTAACAAGAACTGTAACTGATTCTAATATTGATGCTATTAGAGTAACAATTCGTTTTGATGCTCTTGTAAATATCAATGAAGAAGATGGAAAGAACTTAGGAACTACCGTTGATGTATTTATAGAAATTACTGAAAATGATGGAACTGTTTCTCGTTTTGATAAAAATCAAGGAGGCAAAACCTCGATTCAACCTGGAGGTCTTTTTGGTTTGATTCCTACTCAGGTGTCGGAGTTTACAGTTCGAGGTAAGTCAAGAAGTGCGTACAGTAGAGATTTTGTCATTCCAATCAAGGATAACGCTTCTTTTCCTATACAAGTTAAAGTCGGTAGAATTACTGCTGATAGTACAAGTGAAAGGGTAACAGATACGTTTTCATGGACATCTTTGACAACAATAATAGATGAACGAAGAGCTTACCCTGATATAGCTCATCTGTATTTACGTCTTGATGCGGAACAGTTTGCTAGTGTTCCTCAAAGAATGTATAGGATTCGTGGAGTAAAAATAAAAATCCCACATAATGCAACAGTAGATCAGACAAATGGAAGATTAATTTATAGTGGTACATTCAATGGAACGCTTACTACAACAAAGCATTGGTGTTCCGATCCAGCTTGGATTTTATTTAACTTATTAACAGAACCTCGTTTTGGGTTAGGAAATCATATTACTGAAGCTCAACTTGATAAATATGCTTTTTATAGTGCTTCTGTTTATTCTTCTGAATTAGTTGATGACGGAGATGGTGGTCAAGAACCTAGATTTAGTTGTAATGTAGTTCTTCAGAAAAGAGGAGATGCTTTTAAAACAGTAATGGCTCTCAGTTCTGTAATGAGAGGTATGACATTCTGGAGTGCAGGATCTCTTACTCTCACTCAAGATAGACCTACAGATCCCAGTTATCTTTTCAATCTGTCAAATGTAACTGCTGAAGGATTTATTTATTCTGGAACAAGTTTAAAAACAAGATCCACTGTTGTATCTGTGTCTTACTTTGACATGGAAAATCAGGAATTAAACTTTGAAACTGTTGAAGATACTACCGCTAAAAATAAATATGGAATTATCCATAAAAAAATTACAGGATTTGCTTGTACATCAAGAAACCAAGCTAGAAGATTAGGACGATTTGTTCTTTTTGAGGAACAAAATTCTACTGAAACAATTAGTTTTGCAACAGGATTAGCAGAGGGTGTAATTGTTAGACCAGGACAGGTTATTGAAGTAAGCGATCCAGTAAGAGCAGGACTTAGAAGAGGAGGCAGAATTAGTGCTGCAACAACAAATACGGTGACAGTAGATAATACATCCGATACTGATTTGGATGCTACAAACA